CGTAACCCCGCCCTACGCGGCCTACTGGGATAGGCTTTGGGGCGCCACACCCATAGAAGATTTACCCAAGTACAAGGATTTGTACACGTTTACGCCGTACATCAAGGCTGCTATTGATGTTACGGTGAACCTGGCAATCAGCGGCGGCTTCGAACTTGAAGGATCTACATCTAAAGTGCGTGATTGGCTCACAGACTGGCTTGACGAGCGCAACTATCTTGAAACGATGCGCATGACAACAGTCGATCAGCTTGTCTTCGGAAACGGGTATGGTGAGCTCTGCAAGGAAGAGGGCACGGGCACTATCGCGTCTGTTAAGCCATTGGATCCGGTGCACATGCGGGTCCGGCGAGATCCATACGGGCAGGTTCTAGGTTACATACAGCTCCTAACGATGCCGCCCGTCGTGTTCCCCGTCGATGACATGATGCATTTCCGCTGGAGCCCAAAAAGCTGGTGGTACGAATTCAACTATGGCACCTCGCTCCTGCGACCCTTGCTGAAGATCCAGGCTTTGATAGACCAGTTTGAAGATGACATGGCAGTAATCAGCCACCTCTACACTAAGCCCATGCTCGTCGTCAAGGGCGGCACTCCTGAAAAACCCTTCACCAGTCCTCAGCTGAACGAGCTTATCGACAGTTTCTCAGCAAGAACCGTAGCCAGCGACGTGTTTGTAAGGGGAGACTGCGCCGTCGAAGCAATACCAAGCATGACCCGGCAGATCAACATCAAATGGTGGCTCGACTACATGCATGAGATGCGCGAAGCCGTCCTCGGCGTGCCGAAAATCTTCATGGGCCACAGTGAAGGCACAAACCGGGCGACTGCAGACACTGTCATGCAAGAATACGTTACAAGGCTACGGATGATTCAAGAGAACAATTCTGACCAGCTAGAAACATGCCTCTTCAAACAGCTTGTCAAACTGGAATTCGGCAAGGACGTTGAGATTCCCTCATGCAAATGGCGGCCGATCTGGGAGCCAACAATACAGGAGATCGGACCTCTCATCGACACACTTGTCAAGGATGGAATTATCGAGCGGAGTGAAGCTAGGTTGCGACTTGGATTTCCAGAATCACCGCCTACTGCCGAAAATGGTAACGGAGCCAATACGCGCGCTCCAGCGCCCTAGAAACTAGGCTATTCCTGATTGAAGAGCGCTAGGATTTTCCTCGTTTTCGAAGTGATGAAATGACAACTACATTAGAAAAAATCTTAGCTGCCGCTCTGGTGGCTGTCGTTATCCTTGCAGTTGTAGCTTTGACACTGAACGTGCACGTGACAAGTCATGGCAGCATAACGGCAATCGGCTTAGACATTTGGAAGGACGCGAAGCTCACGCAGCCGCTTACAGACATTGACTGGGGTACCCTGGATCCTGGCGAAATGGTCGGAGTAGTCTTCTACGCGCGCAACTATGGCAACGTAAATGTTAGCCTCTCAATGCAAGTTGGAAACTGGACCTTCAACGGGGTCCCTGAACAGAATTTTACTGCAGTCGCAAATGCAAGTCAATACTTTGCGCTCGCCTGGAATTGCACCGGATACGTGTTGCAGTCGACGCAAATAGTGACAGCGAATATGACGCTTGCAGTTTCGCCGTCTATCAACAAGATAACAGCGTTCACTAACGACATAGTGATCACGGGCAAAGAATTCTAGCATTCAAAAAGGAGCCAGAAAGTGCCAAACGCAAGCGAAATTGTCCATCGCTGCGAATGCGGGTACGTATTCTCAACGTTCAATGCGAACAGGGGCAGCCGGGAGCTTTGGAAACGTGTTCCCAAGAAATGCTACAAGTGCCCGAAACGTTGGCCGCTTGGCACGCCGGAAGAGTTCAGACGGAAGTATTTCTCAGATGAAGCGTCAGCTTAGCAAGTGGTGGCCCCGTATGGCCTGTAGCAGTCTTTGCGGATATACAGCAGAGATGCGTAGGCCTCATCTTAGCTGCCTCTGGTGTCGAGTGCGTCGACTACACTACGGAAAACTGGACCCAAAGAAGTATCACAGGAACAGGTATATGCCAGGCATGATTTTCCCGTCTAGCTACTTTAATTACGTGATCTGCATCGACACGAGCCCAGGGCGCAAGTTCAAGAAAGTGAAGGATCGGCTGCTGAAGCATTTGTTGACGGTTTGTGAAGGGTTGGCGAATTAGCATGTGTCGAATCAATCTGAGAGTAATTCAAGAAGAATGCCCCTACTGCCCAGGTAAGCTCGTCAAGGCTGAGAATGGCTATCTTGCGTGTGATAGGTGCGGTTACGTTCTGAGGTTGCCGAGATGAGCGAGTTTCAGAAGGAGCGGAAGGAACATCCCAAATTTACGGATGAGCAGATTCGGCAGATTGTTCAGGATCACAGGAAGCTTAAGGCTATGGGGCTAGATGAGAAGGAGAATACTTGGCGGTACCGGGTTCAGGACCCGGCTAAGTATGACAAGTTTAGGGTGAAGCAGATTACACAGGGCGTGCAGATCACTTATGCGCGGGTGAAGGGGTCAGAACGCTGGGAAATCCAGAACTACATCTTCGACAAGAAGTTTTTCAAGACCCCTGAATCAGTGCGCTCTTGGCTCCAACAACACTTGAAGGCTCAGGCTATCAGTCTCTTGGACCGTAGAGCGTGGAATGAGTATAGGCGCAGGAGTCTTCAAGTCTTCGCTGAGAAGGCAACAATCAGCTAGAGCCAACATACTTGTCCCGGGACAAGTATGTTGAATTTCTTTCCGTATCAGAGTTATGGAGTTGAAAGTATGAGTTTCAAAGCAGCAGTAACGCAGACGAGCATCAGCAAAGACCAGCAAAAAAAGGCTCATGACGTCTTGTTGAGAGCGTACAAGCAGGCAGGCATGACTCATCCACCCTGCAGCGTGCCCGGATGCAAAGGGTACAGCCCAAGCAAGAAAAGCATGCTCAGCGACTATCAAGCCTTTTATTCCTATCTAAAACGAGCCCACGGTCAAGGTGTTTAGTGTGCAGTTGAAATATTACGTTCCCTTCAAAGCGCAAGTCGGCCAGAACGCAGACCTAGCTCTCAAAGAAAAGCTACTGAATATTGAAGGCGTAGCGATTGATTCAAGCGTTAACTCAAATAAGTGGCAGGTTCCCGAAGAGGACCTAGACTTCTTTGTCTCGAGCCTTCAGGGTGCACAGCTCCGAATCGATCATGCTGAAAGCGCCATGGCAGTAATAGGCAAAGTTCCTGAAGCAAAAAGGGCAGGCCAGACAGCGCTCTTCAGAGCTGAAATCGGCGACCAAGCAATCATTGAGAAGGTCCTCAGAGGCTACTTGACTCACGTAAGCGTCCAAGTTGACAGCGACGACGTTGAATGCAGCAAATGTCACAAGCCGAGCAGAAAAGAAGGCATGCTCATTCACTTGTGCCCAGGCGCCTGGGAGATCGTGCACAAACCCAAAGTCAGAGAGCTCAGCATCGTAGCGAGTCCAGCCTACAAGAACACGGAGTTTAAGCCGGTAGGCTTCGCAGCGGCCATGAATGACATGCAGAAACTTGATGCTGAGTTTCAGCGGAAGTCCCTATGTAGGCGGCTTCTTGCTGTTCGGGTTAGCCTGATGGAGAGTAGTTTACGGTCATCTGAAAATGACGAAGATGTGGGTTCTAGACGAGAGTCGCAAGGACCTGAAAACAAATAAAAGAAAGAGAAAGAGGAGGTGAAGCCATTGTCTGCACAAAAGGATGGGCAGCAAGCGGCTTCTCCGCATACAGCACAAGGCGTAGTTAACGTGGCTCCTGGAGAGGGGCCAGCAAAGCAGGTAACGTACGACGAGCTAACCAACCAGGTTGTCAAGCTTATGGACCAGATTAAAAGTGCAGGCACAGACACGGAAATCGAAGCCTTAAACAAGAAAGTCGCCGAAATCGAAGCTGAAGTGGCGAAACGAGCAACTAAGACAGGACTCACCAGGAAGCTTACTGAGCTATCGAAGAAACTGAGCGAAAGCGCAGCAGACGCACAGGAAGAGGCTAAGAAAAGCAAGAAAGGCGAAAACGGTGATGCTGAAGACTTACCAGGTCCCCCAAAGGTGAAGACACCGGACCAAGCTGAAACTGCAGCACAGAAGCCAACTGGCAAGGGCTTAATCAGCACTGAAGAGATGGACCAAGAAGCCAGCGGTCCATCTGCCCCGTGGTTCAAAGACTTACTAAAGGCTAACGTTAAACTCGGCGCTCAAGGACGCGCGACATTCTCAGGCTAAGAAGGGTGAATTTGTATGAGTACTGACATTTTTGAAGGAACATCACCGCACATTAGCGACAGGTACATCACAAGAGAAATCGCCGGCGAAGCACTCACGATGGGTCAAGTTGTCGAAGTCACCGCTGACCAAACCGTCAAGAAGCCAACTACGAACCCAAGTCTCAAGCGCTGCGGAATCTGCATGACCACGGCGGCCATCAACAAAAGCGTCAGCGTCCTATGGCGTGGAAGAGCACGCGCAACAGCGTATGGAACCATAACCGCAGGAGACTTCGTCGTCTCAGCAGTAGGCGGACTAATCCAGACGCAGGCAGCAGCAACAGCCGTAGACTGCAACACTAGCGCCGGCACAGCACTCTCGATTAACCAGAACAGGGCTAAACTGGGCTTCTGCGAAATCGGCGCCGCAAGCGGCGGCTCAGCGATAATCTTCATTTTCTAAGGGGTTGAATTGACATGAGCATGCAAAGAGACGCTTTCACATGGGTTGACACTGGAGCGATAGCGTATCCAGCACTGCACAAGAAGATCATCGAGCTCACAATGCCTGCTTTGTTGATCAAGCAGTTATTCCCAGAGTTTCCGCTCGTAGCCGGCAAGACAGCAACGTTCGTCAAAGAATCAGGTTCCAGGAGTGCAGCGATTTCGGAAATCTCGGAGGGTGTCGAGATCCCCATGGACTTTACGCCGCTGAGCTATGTTACTGTGACGCCCTACAAGAAGGGCATGCGCGAAAGAGTAACCCGCGAAAACATCGAGGACCTCTATATTCCAGTGATCGAGCAGCAGCTCCGACGTCTAGCGAGACGTATGGCATACACGATAGATCTTGACTGCCTCACAGTCATCGGCAACGGCGCCGGAGTCAGCAGCGCAGGAACAGGCTGGAGCATGGGCGCC